TAAATCTCCATTCGGATCTGGTACATCAGACTGCCAGTCAAATACACAACTATTAACACCATGATCGAATGTAGTCTTTTTAGTAGTATCGTTATATTTACCACCATATATAGTAGTCCAGTTATCTAGATGCACTAGGAAATCATTAGTTTCACCTACATCAGTCTGGCTTATACTAGGATCGTCAGTAGATTGAATTAAGTTAATCTTCTGTAAGAAGTGATCTTCATCTAAGAAGAAGTACTCATCATTAACAATGAAATGATATAATAATTTTTCATTATGTTTCCATTTAAACCAAGAAGCTTGCTGTTGTTCTTTAGCTGTTCTGAAATACTTGAATCCTATTACTGTATCATCACCTGTCTTACCAAATAAAAGTATAGAATTATCTCTAGATTCTGCTACTAAATCTATCTCTTTAGGTAGTAATGAAGGTACCCACTTACTAGTCTCTTGTACTACAGGTTCACCTTCTCTCATGATATCAGCAGACTCAACAAATCGGCTATACTTATTAGAGTTATCAAGCCAGGCAACACTAGTACCCATATAAATAGGAGGTACTTCTTTGTTATAATTGAAACCAGATACAGCTCTCAACTTAGCAGTCTCAGGTGTTAATTGTGCTTCATCAGATGATAATAAGAACTGTTGGTTAGTACTAAATAAAAGTAATCCAGTAGTTATTTCTATACCATCAAACAAATCAGCAGGATATTTAGATGATGAGGATATATCAATAGGATCTATAACACTAACAGTCAATGCAGTATCAGCGAAGAAATTCGGTTCACCAAATGTAGCAGGTCTAGATAGTGTTACATTTTCTCCTGATAAGATAGCCAATCTATTAGCATATGATAATACTTTATTAATCTTCTTACCATTAAATGATGGAATAGGATTAGTAGTATCATCCCCTACTTCTCTATCAGCCCATGTGAATTTTTTAACTAAAAAGTCACCATCTGATTGCCTCTGTATTATATGAGGCATAGTTGTAGCATCCCAGCTTTTTACTATACCAGGTTCTGCACACTCTGTCCATGTACCAGCACCGTCTTTATCATTCTGACCATCAAATCTTAACCAGTAATCATCCTCATCAGACATTCTAGTATTAGATACTTGTACAATATAACCATCTTTACATTGAATAGGTAACTTAGTTATATCATCTGCCTTATCAGTCATCACTCTCATTAAATCTAAATCTACAATTTCTATTGAGAAGTCACTGCTAGAAGATAAATATATACCATTACCAATAATAAGACCGGTGACTCCTGTTCCACTTAAAGCGGCTTGGATGCTACCAAGTATGGTATCAGGAGTCACTGCAGTATCAGCATCAAATGGAGTAGGACTTGGTCGTATAATACCATTCACACCACCATTGATAGTACCTTTTACATCATACTCTTCATGTTCTAATACTTTAATAGTGTAGGTAGCTAACCCGTCATTATTATAACGTGTATAACCACCTGACGAAAATGTGGTACCGCCAGTTCTAGAGCCGCCACCAAGTATAGCTGTGGCTTCTACCCTACAAGTGTCTCCTGTTTCCCAACCTTCTCCACCATGTAATAATGTTGGTTCAATTCTATATGTACACGTATAGTCCATGCTAGTAGCACTATCCCCGTATGCAAAACCAGAATGTGTCTTCCAACCCTGTTGTCCGTTGATAGTTAATCTGAATACTAGATTATCTTTACCACTAGTAACTACACTACCACCAGAATCCTTAACTTCTACAATTTCAGGAGTACTTGAATATGACCCTGCTGCAGTTACAGTAAAGACTTGAGTACCTATACCGTTACAAGAACCAGTACCGTGCTGGTTTTGCTCTAGATCATGAGCAGTTACTTGTATTTTAGTAGCACGCTTTTGAGTTGTTGCAGTCTCTGAACTGTAAAGATTAAGACCATACTGTCTACCATTCTCAGTTCTAAGTAAATCTATAAAAGCAAACTTACCTTTAGCATGAGCATAGGCATCAGTAGTACCAGTAGTACCAACAGTTTTAGTTCTATTATTTAAGAAGGTAGTATCATTAATAGTTAAAGCTTGTATATCTTCTGTAGCCGTAGCACTACTAGGAGTTAAGTAAGATGTAATAGATGTATGGTCTGAGTCAGCACCACTGTAATTACTTTGAGTATAAGCACCACTTATAGTATCATAATGTACAAAGATTTCATCACCAGCACTGTTGACTTTAGTACCTGAGGCATTATGGATATCCTGACAGGTCCACATTCTTATCTTACCATCAGACGCTACTTGTCCTATATAATTTCCTTCTTCTTCATCTCTATGGTAGTGAAACCAGGAACCATTAGCTTGTACATTAGGTAGTTTAGTTACTCCTACTCTCTCAGCTCCCGGTCTTTTATATAAACCGTAGATAAGATCAGGTATAACATTAACTGCATCTTTCACTTGTCCTGGCATCTTCAATTGATCAGGCTGTTGGGAGATCCCACCTGTACCATAATTAGGAATTTCTTGTGTTATACCTGGCATTATCTTGCTATTGCCCTCCAAGGTTGATATGTTTGATACACTGAATCCTCAGGGAATCCAAACATAGAATGGTTTCCTTGATTACATTCGTATTCAACACAAGCTGCTCTAGCAATTTGTTCTTGTTGAGCTAGTAATTGTGTTAATTGTAGGTTAGCAACGAGTTGTGTAGCTGCCATACGGCTAGCTCTATACGTTACATACCTTTTGAAGACAGCGGGTAACTTCTCATAAGCAAATAGTCTTGTAATATCTAAAAGTATGTCACCATCCCATTCATCAGTATGGTCATACTTATCATATAAATAACCATCTCTATTTACTACATCAAATTTTCTGGTTGCCCATCCATCAGTTATATCCATCCTTAATACATCACTACCGATAGCTATCTTATCTACCCCACCTACATCTTGTGGTGTATAAGTTACATGTTTCTCAGTATTAAAATGCCATCCTTCATTCTGTACATCAAGGTTAGAATCTCTTAATAAATTATATACAAACGCTACTTCTGGATTATCATATGTTGTTACTCCTGAGTCAACAGTACTAGTGCCTAAGGTAGTAACAGGTGATTGACCTATGGCTCCCAGTATTGAATTAACAGCGGAGAGTTCGGTCTCGGTATCTATTGTGGTCGCCATAAAGAATTGTTAATAAAAAAAAGGGAGCCCGAAGACTCCCCGTATGTTGGTTAATATTACACTTAAACTTAAGTGAAATCAGCGTTAGAAACAGCAGTGTTGTTCCAGTTAGAGGAAACATCAACACCAGCTACTAATTCAACTGCAGCAGCAGGGTTTAGGAAGTCAGCTCCCATTGCCAACCTACCTAGAATGACATCTCCCTGGTAAACCACGGATACATCACCTGAAGTAACTTGTACTTGAGGTCCGATTGCTTCAACCACACCAGCAGCTTCTTTCTGGAAGATCAATCCACATGATCCACCAAACTTAGCAGCAGTACCGTAGTTGTTAACGGTCTTCTGTCCACTAGGAGTAGTAGATGCTTCTTGGTCATCCATATCTTCACCAATGAAGCTACCTTTGGAAGCGGCTTCGCCAATGTTAGATACAGCACCTGATGGCAGGTTAGCTAGGTTAACACCATAGTCACCCAGGAATGGGATGTTCATTGACTTGTAGATCTTAATGCCTGCAATGTCAAGGATTCCATTACCAGATTGTAATGCGTCACCTGTTTCGTCACGATTAATAAGGTTGTTAGTTGCACAATTCCTTATCAACTCGTAGTATTGTCTTGGGTTAAGAACAGCTACGCGTCCTTCACCTGTGATACCTTTCTCATCTAGGATAGCAGCTGCCTCGAAGAAGGACTGTACTAGTTTAGCTGAGTCATAAGCATCAGTTGCGTCAGTACTTGCTGCAGTACCAACCTTAACAACACTTCCACCAGGCTCTTTGAAGTTAGCCATAGTGATAGCACTTGGCTGTCTTGCAGCCTTTGTGATCGCACGGAAGATCCGGCGGTCATAGTTCTCGGCTAATGCATAACCGATTTTACGAGAGATTTCACCACGTAGGTC